CAAGGGATTTTTACAAACCGTTTGAATTATCTAGAGATTGGAACTGAATGATTACTGAATCCATACAGAACTGGTTGGAAGCTCAGGAATTGGACTTGGAGCAAAAGGTATTGGCAGGACTATGCCTCCAGCTAGCCAAGTCGTTCGACCAGCAAGCGAACACAAGCACCGCAGCCGAACTTCGCAAGACTGTGCTCGAGCTCAAGCGTTCTATTGGCTCAGCCAACGACGCTATTGATCCTTTGGAGAAGTTGCTAACCCGCTAATGCTTCAGCTGCCCACGCTCTACACAGAACCGCTGTCTAAGGACTTCCCGACCGACGGCGATAAGCTCATCGAGTTCGCTGAGATAGCCTGGAAGAGCCCGGAGAACCCCGACGGCCTTCAGCTCGATGACTGGCAGAAATGGTTGTTGCGAGCCATCCTGGAACGCTACCCCGATGACAACCCTATTTACCCAGGCAGACTTCGCTATCGACAGGTAGTCATCTCGGTTGGAAGGCAAAACGGTAAGAGCCTTATCGCTGCCATCCTCGGACTCTACGGCTTGCTACTGCATGAGGTCGGTCCTCAATGCATCTCACTAGCTTCGAGCACGGATCAGGCCAACATCGTTTACAACCGCGTTCTCTATGTGATCAACTCAAACCAGTTCCTAAAGAAGCGATTCAAAAGAGCTACTGAGACCCGAGGAATTGTGACCGCCGATGGTGGCGGTCGTTACGACGTGAAGGCTGCAAAGGAAGCTGCACTCCAAGGAATTCCAATTAGCTTCTGTCTATTCGATGAGCTTCACCTCGCAAAAGAAGGAATGTGGTCGGCTGCAATTCTCGGAACCTCACAGCGTAAGGATGGAATCGTGGTCGGCATTACGACAGCCGGGGACCAGAACTCCAAGACTCTAATCGACCTTTACAAGTCTGGAACTTTGGCAGCTAACGGAGCTGAGGATCTAGAACGCTTTGGCTTCTTCCTCTGGACCGCACCGGACAACGCTTCGGTCGATGATCCAAAAGCAATCATGGCAGCGAACCCTTCTGTTGCAGCAGGTCGCATTCCAATGGATCAAGTTATCTCTGACCTCAAAACAATTCCCGAGCATGAAGCTCGACGTTATCGCCTGAATCAATTTATTGCCGGCACAGCTAACTCATGGTTGCCAGGCAACTTGTTCAGAGCTGCAACTGGAAGCGGAGTCACCAATCTCCAAAACGCCGTCTTTGCCGTAGACATTACAAAAAACTGGGGCCACGCTACAATCGCAATTGCTAACGATAACAATGGCGTTCAGGAAACGGAGCTAGTAATGTCTCTAGTCAACCCGACCGAACAACAGCTCTTCAATGAGCTAACTTTGTTGTATAGCAAATACAGTCCGCGAGCGATAGCGTTGGATGATCGCCAGCTACCTAGTTTGGCTAAGAGACTAAAACTCTCTGGCCATACGGTCTGGCAACTCTGGACGAAAGAAGTCTCTTCAGCGTGCTCGGCTGTTTACGCTATGTTTAGTAACGGCTCCGTTAGGCACGCGAACGATCCCCTCCTCGTCGCTCAAATGCCTAACGGAGTTTCTAAATACACCGGGGAAACCTGGCTAATCAGCCGGAAGGAATCGCTTGGAGACATCGATGCTCTAATGGCAACAGTCATGGCTCTCTATGTTTCTTCTCGAGCGCAACACGTTGCCGTCGGCGTATTCTAGTCGGTGTATGCTACTATGATTACCGTATGGCAACTTTTCTTGATAGGCTTCTAGGCCGTCCTGAGCGACGAGCATTCCAGCCAACGATTCCAACCAGACACCCGGCTATTGTCAATCCAGACACAGCCTTGTCTTTGACTGCCGTTTACCGCGCCGTCCAAATCATCGCTACTCCAATTAGCAAGATGACCATCGACACTTACAGATTCGCTACCGGTGTCGAACTTAAAATTGAAAACCCAGTTCTAGTAAACAACCCATCGCTTGAGCAAAACCGTCGAGACTTCCTGTTTCAGACTGTTTCAGACTTGGCACTCGAGGGCAACGCTTACTGGTTTAAGAACTATGGATCTAACGGACAAGTCAATAACCTAACTATCCTTCCTGCTAGTGCAGTAATGCCATCATGGCCAAGGATGACTAACGGAGCTGTTGACTACTCTCAGGTTGTTTACGACTACATGGGAACTCGCTACACCAATCGCGAGATTGAGCACCTAAGAATCTTTAGCCGAGCTGGAGTTCTAAAAGGCATCAGCCCAATCGCCTCCTGTTTCAAAGACATAAGCGCAGCCATCGATCTAAGAGATTACGCTGGCAACTGGTTTACTTCTGCCGGAGTTCCGACCGGAGTTCTAAAGACTAGCTCGATGATCAACAAGGCCGAAGCTGAAGAAGTCACAGCTAACTGGCACAACAAGCAACAGAACAGACAAGTCGCTGTTCTAGGCAACGGTTTCGATTACCAGCAGATCGCGCTTTCCCCGAGGGACGCTCTCTTTACCGAAGTCCAGGACCAACAAGTTCAGGCTGTTGCTCGACTATTCGGTGTCCCAGCGCGACTGCTCCTGACTTCCGTTCCAGGTGCATCCGACACCTACACAAACCTTCAGGACGAGAACCAGGTGTTCTACCGTCACACACTTATGGCTTACACCGATGCAATCACAGACGCACTATCCAACTGCCTCCCTCGAGGCAACAGAGTCGAGTTCGACTTTGAGCACCTATTCAAGGCCGATGTTGCTGCAAGATACAACTACTACAAGGTTGCTATCGACGCTGGCATTCTGACTCCAGAAGAAGTAAGAACGAAAGAAGGACTGAATGTCTGAGATGATTACACGCGAGTTTCAGGCTCGATTAGTTGACGCTGAGGAAAGAACCATTGTTGGTTTGGCAGTTCCTTATGGTCAGGAGATTGAGCTAACCGGGAACCTAAAAGAACGCTTTGAGCCAGGTGCAATCGATGGCGTGGAAGATGTCAAACTCTTCTACGGTCACGAAGAGCCAATCGGTAAAGTTATCGAAGGTCGAGACACTCCAGAAGGCTACGAGATTGTTGCTAAAATCTCAGACACACCTCGAGGCAACGAAGTTTACACATTACTTCAGGACGATGTTCTGAACCGCTTTTCGGTTGGATTCTTCCCGGTCGTTGACCGTAAAGAGGGCCAAACGATTGTTCGCGAGCTAGTGGATCTCAAAGAGGTTTCAGTAGTTCCGTTCCCTGCCTTTGAAGGCGCAAAAATAACCGAAGTCCGCAGCGAGGTTGAGCCAGAAGTGCTTGAACTAGCTGATGAGACTCCTAATGAAACAGAAAGTAGAACAATGTCAGAAAGCATTGAGTTCGACGTTCGCGCTGTTCAGGACGAGGTAGCAGAATTGCGCCGCGTTGTCGAAGCAGGTAAGGCCGTCGAAGTAGCATCACCAATCTCACACAAGTACGCTTCCCAGGGTGCATACGCCAAGGGACTTCTATCTGGTGACGAGGACGCAAAGGCCCTAGCCCGCGCAGCTTCAACCTCAGCAGACGCAGCTATCCTTCCTCCATTTGTTGGATACCTAGACACTCTGATCAACAACAACCGTCCAACCTTGTCAGCGTTCAATCGCGGAGCACTTCCAGCAAGCGGACTAGCTGTTGAATACATCCAGATTGACAGCAACACACTAGATGTTGACCTACAGAACCCAGAGAACACCGCACTAGCTTTTGGCAACATGAGCTTCGAGGTATTGTCTGCTGATGTCAAGACTTACGGTGGATACACTTCCTTCTCACGTCAGTATGTTGAGCGTGCAACAATCGACACCTTGAACCAGGTATTCCAGGGCTTAACAATTGCTTATGCAAACGCAACTAACAAGGTTGTAATCGACCTAATCGAAGGCCTTGACTACACCGGCAAGGTATTCCAGGCACACACAAACGCCTCAACCGTTGCAAAGGGTATCGCAGAAGGATCTGCTTACATCTTCAACGCAACCGGCCTACGTCCGGAGTTCATTGTTGCCGGTACAACTGCTTACATCAACCTAGTTTCAATTGCAGCTACCGATGGCAGACTGAACCTATCCGCTAACGCTGATGGAATGAACACCATTGGATCTGCAAACATCCCAGGTTTAACTGCATCGCTATTCGGTTTACCAATCATCGTGGACCCACAGCTAGCAGCTACAAACGCACTTCTAGCTAACTCTGCAGCAGTGACCTCATGGGAGTCTGCTGGAGCCCCAGTTCGCTTGAACTCAGGCGATATCACAACGCTCGAGGACTCAGTTTCTGTATATGGCTACATGGCCGTTGCGGCACAGCGTCAGGGTGCAATCGTTTCGCTAGACACCGTAGCGTAATAAGGATCTAAAAATGGCAGTGACTTTGGAAGAGTTCCAGGCTTATGTCGGAACCGATGAGACAACCTTTCCCCAGGAATGTCTTACCGCCGGACACGCATTAGTGACCAAGCACATCGGAACGGTGACTGGGATTCCAGTTTCAGTTCACGATCAGTCTGTCCTAATTGCGAGCTCGGAACTCTTCCATCGTCGCTCTGCTCCTAACGGAGTGGCGCAGTTCGCCAGCCTCGATGGTGCTCCTATAAGAGTTGCCAAAGACCCAATGAACGCTGTCTACCCTTTGCTTATTAGGTGGGTTGGCTACGGAGTATGAGCGAAATCAATGCTCTCAAGGTTGAGTTCAAGCTCGAGCTTGTAGACGCAGGTCTGAATGTTTTGGAATACATCCCAGAACGAATCACACCTCCGATTGTTCTCGTGAACTCTTCTCAGCCTTATCTTCAAACCGCTGAGTTCGGTGAATGGAGTTTGGGAGTTGAGTTGGTATTGGTAGCTTCTACCGCAACCAACAAGAAAGCTACAGAAAACCTTGACCAGCTAATTGAGGATACTTTGAATGCCATTACGCCTTTGACTTATGCTCGAATTACCTCGGTCAACCAGCCTTACAATTTACAGACCAACAACGCTGAATACCTATCAGCAAACATTTATTGCCAGCTCAACTTAACAATTTAGAAAGGTAGCTCATGGCTGCTTCAACAAGAATCAAAGCACAAAACATCAAGTTCAAGATTGGTGGCACCGATTACGCGTGTGACGCTAACTTGGTCCAGCTAACCCTCGATGACGCTCCTGGCGATGTCCAGACCTTCTGCGAAGTTCGCGTCGGTGGTCAATGGTCACTTCAGCTAGACGGAATCGTATCTGGCGAGGACACAAGCCTTTACCGCATCCTTTGGGACAACTTCGGATCAACAGTTGCATTCTCAATCGCACCGCAGGGAAACGCAACCGCATCCGTTGACGCTCCTCACTACGAGGGCAACGTTGTATTCGACCAGCTTCCTCCTCTAGCTCTAGTAAGCAACGAGACCGCAGTATTCTCTGTGACTCTACAGGTCAAGAACACACCTCACGACCCAACAGCCAACGAATACTACGGCGTTCTACTACAGACTGCTTAGTTATGGCTCAGCCAACTGGCATTAAGGTTGAAGGTCTGAGAGAAGCTCTGTTTGCTCTAAAGCAAATTGGAGTTCCGACGGCCGAAGTTTCAGCAGCATCTCAGCAAGCAGCCGAGATCGTAGCAGCTACTTCAAGAACCTTAGTGCCAGTTAGGTCTGGTCGACTAAAGGCATCTATTAGGACAAAGAAACAGGCTAGAAAAGTTCTGATAAGTGCTGGTAATAACACGACTGTTCCCTATGCCAACCCAATTCACTTTGGTTGGTTTTATGATAAGAACAACTTTATAAACAAGAACATTCTTCCAAACCCATTCTTCTCAAAGGCACTTGGATTGACACGCGAACAAGTTTATAAAACATACTTTGAAAACATCAATAAGCTGTTCAATAAGTATTACAAAAAACTACCACCGAAGGGATAACACAGAATGAATAACTTTGACTTTGAAAGCCTGACTCTCGAAGAAGTAGAAATTATCGAGAACTTGACAGGCGAAAGCATTGATCAAGCCTTTGGCAACGGCAAGCCTAAAGGCAAAGCACTAAAGAGCTTCATCTGGGTCGTGATGAAAAGGGATAACCCTAAGTTTACGATCGAGGAAGCAAGCAAGTTCACACTTAGCCAGGCTCTAGCCATGGTGCAGGGTGATGAAGCAAAAAAAGAATAAGGAAGCAAGCAGCTCAAAGAATGGCTGGTTTTTGCCAAGCATTCAACATTAGCCCTTCGGAGTATAAAGCTCTGACAATGATTGAGTTTGCAGCCTTCCTAAAAGTTTTGGAAGATGGTATTGACAGATGAGCTTAGTCCTCAATGTAGAAATCCTTGGTGAGTTCAAGAAGCTAACCGCTGCCACACAGGGAGCAAGTAAGCAACTCTCCGACCTTCAGGGAACTGCTGCAAAGATTAGCTCTGGTATTGGCAAGGCTTTTGGGGCCATCGGTGTTGGTCTATCTTTTGCATTTATCGCTAGGGAACTTGAGCAAGCTGCCAAGGCTGCAGTTCAAGACGCCAAAAGCCAAGGACTTCTAGCCACAGCCCTAAAGAATACCACCGGGGCAAACAACGCCCAGATTAGCTCCGTTGAAAAAGCTATCTCAAAGATGTCGATTCAGGCAGCTGTAGCCGATGACACCCTAAGACCAGCCTTTGCACAGTTAGCTAGAGCAACTGGGGATGTAGAAAAATCTACAAAGCTAATGAGCCTAGCTCTGGATGTATCAGCTGGAACCGGTAAGAGCCTAGATGTTGTGGTAAAGGCATTGTCGCGAGCTGTTGGGCCCGATGGAACTACTGGAGCTCTTGAAAGACTTGCCCCGGCAATCAAGGGAGCTTCTGATCCATTAGCCGAGCTTGAGCGTCTATTCGCTGGAAGCGCGGAGAAAGCAGCAAACCTAGATCCATACCAAAGGCTTAATGTTGCACTTGGAGAAATTTCTGAATCGCTTGGAACCTTAGTCGTTCCCCTAGTTGAAGCTTTTGCTAGAGCAATTGTTGACATTCTTCCAAAAGTTCAAAACTTCTTTAGCGTATTGAACGAAGCTTTGAATAGCCCTCAAGTCCAAAAGGCTTTTGAATCTCTAAACAAATCCTTTGGAGATCTTGGTGTTTCTTTGGCTAAGTTGTTTGGAATTACTGCCGGGCCGGAAGCTAAAGGCTTTGTTGGATTCTTTGTTGTGCTATCAGGCATCCTCGAGGGAATCGTAAAGACGATAGATCTTATGGTGAACGGATTTAAGAACGCCTTCCCAATCTTTAGAACTTTTTCAGACCTAGTCAACACAATCTCTACCGGCTTGGTTGGAATCTCTGGCTACAAAGCTCCAATTGTACCTGGTCAAATTTCTACACCTCAAAGCTCGGTGACTTCTGGTACAAAACAGAACGTCACAATCAACATCAATAAGGGAAACGTCACAGCAAAAGAAATTGCAGACAAAATAAACAAGTCAGCCAAAACGACCGGCACAGGCTCAATTACCTCAGCAGCACTTAGAAGGCTGGGCGCAGGTTGATTCCCAATTTTGATATAGCAACCAATTTAGTTGTTGAGTTTCTGTTGCCCGATGAAGATGGCAACAGCTTTATTTTAGGCATCAGCGAATTAGGATCGACCGATGTCCTCGGTGGCTTTGGAGAGTTTACTCTCGGGGTATCTTTATTGGGTGGCGATGATGTTTTGGCACCTAGCTCTGGCTTCAAATGGCAGAGCGTTGGGTGTGAGACCTCGGCAGCTCGACTTAGCCTGGGTGGATCTATTAGCGATGCAATCAACTTCCAGCCTCAGCCAGCCACGGCTAACCTAACCCTTCAAAGCTACGAACTAGATCCAACGGTCAACAAGAACATTAGGGCCAGCACCAAGATTCGAGTTCGCATCGAGTCTGAGGACATCGACCGCGTTCTCTTTGTTGGCTATATCGATACCATTGATGTCACTTATTACCCACTAGGCCCGAACCTTATAAGCATTACCGCTTACGACCTATACAAGTCGTTGGTCAATGTTAGAATTGAAGATTGGGACACAACAGGACTCCCAGCCGGCTACGCAACTACCGATGAGGTCTTTGCCCTGGTAGCTTCCAAGACTGGAATTGCTATCTCACCGAACTCTCAGGCTACAATCGGACGTATTCCAGCAGTTGCCCTAACTGATGTCTTTGTGCCTGATGTATTGAACGACGCTATCACTGTTGGTCTAGCAGTTGTTTGGGTTGACCAAGACACAGAGAATCTAGTAGTTATCCCAAGGCCGTCTGCTGGAACTGGTGGCCCAACGACTTACGTCATCGGCAACAATCATCCAGCCCCAGGAATCTCCGACCCTTATCATCTTTGCTTGGCAGAGATTTTGGTTGGCTCCGACGCAGACACAGTTTATAACTCTCTAAGGGTTGCTTTAACTTCTACTCCGGCTACTTATGTTGTCCGAAGAGATCAGGATTCGATTGACCTCTACGGAGAATCAGCAATCGATATATCAATAAACACTACCGACGCAACTGAACTAGATCGATGGGCCACCGCTGTTTACAGCCAAACCCCGACCAAGTTAGTTAGCCAGGTAGTCACTCCAGCCAAGGATAGGCTGGGAAACCTTACGGCAGCTTCGGTGTTGACACCGGGAACTCTCGTAGGGGTCAGCTATACTACTAACCAGTTAGACATCGTTGGATACTACACAATCATTCGCGTCAGTCACGAAATTGATGTTGACAACTGGTTCACGACTCTAGAACTTTGGAAGGAAGCCTAATGGCTTATAAAGTATTTACCAACGGAAGCGTTTTACCTGCTTCAGATGTGAACGATTACCTAATGAGGCAGTCCGTCATGGTCTTTGCTTCGGCTGCAGCTCGAGCTTCAGCAATCACAGCCCCTAATGAGGGAATGCTTACCTGGCTTGAGGATGTAAACCAGTTTGAGTTTTACAATGGAACAGCTTGGGTCGACCTAACGGATGAGCCTTCTGGTTGGTCAGACAAGTCTGCCAACTACTCTGTTGTTGCAGCCGACCTTGGAAGTACAATTCGCTCAACTGGATCAGCAATCACAATCACAATCGACAACGTGCTGACTCAGCAAGGAGATCGTATTGACTTCATCCAGGCAGGAGCCGGTCAGATTACATTCGCAGCCGGAGCTGGAGTGACCTTGTCCTCGAGGTTGTCGCAGGTCAAAACAGCCGGGCAATATGCCGCAGCTTCTGTTGTATTCGGTGGCTCAGGAGTCTATTATTTGATTGGAAACTTAGGCGCGTAATGCTTATACCATTGGGAATAATTGCCTCATCAGCAGCTTCAAAAGTTTTAGCAACCGGTGGAACCACCTATACTTCGGGTGGCTACACTTATCACAAATTTACAGCAAGCGATAATTTTATAGTCACAAGTGGCGGTGAAATTGAAGTTATCTCTATTGCTGGTGGTGGTGGTGCTGGAAGATTCTTAGTCGATAGACCGTCTGGTGGTGGTGGTGCTGGTGATTTAGTGGCAGCTACTTTGACTGTATCTAACGCAACTTACGCAATTACTGTAGGTGCTGGTGGTGCTGGTGGTAATAGCACAACTGAACGAGGTTCGACAGGCAATTCAAGTTCTTTTAGCTCACTATCTACCGCTACTGGTGGTGGTGGTGGTGGATACGGCTATAACGCTACAAGTGTTCTTACTACAAATAACGGCGGTGATTCCGCAGGTGGTGGTGGTGGTGGTGGCTCTAGAGCTGGCAACGGCAATCCTAGTGGTGGCACAGGAGATACAAACTCAAATACTTACGGCAAAAATGGTGGGTCAGGTCTATCAAATGTCTCTAGCTCTGGCCAATCAGCAGGTGGTGGTGGTGGTTTAGCGGTCGCTGGTAGTGCTGGTGCGACAAATGTAGGTGGTAGTGGTGGTAACGGAACCTCCGATTATAGCGTTTGGGGATTAGCCACTTCATCTGGACAATCCTCAGGTGGTTTAGCTTACTTTGGTGGTGGTGGTGCGGGTGCTTCTTCTGGAGACACAGTTCTTGCTAATGCTTTTCCTGGTGGTCTTGGCGGTGGTGGTCGTGGGGGTAGACGAGCAACGGGTGAAGCTGGAACCGCCAATACTGGTGGTGGTGGTGGTGGCTCAGCTGGCTCAGGTTCAACATCTGGTAATGGTCAAAATGGTGGGTCTGGAATTGTGATTGTGAGGTACGCAGCGTGAGTCACTTTGCTGAGTTAGACAAAAACAATGTAGTGCTAAGAGTTTTAGTTGGAAACAACAATGACCCTGCTGGAGATGAAGGCTACTCTTGGTTTGTAAACAACTTAGGTGGTAGGTGGGTTCAGACTTCCTATAACGCAACTTTTCGCAATAAGTACGCAGCAATAAACGACATCTATCTAGAAGCGGAAGATGTATTTATCGCACCACAGCCTGACCCAAGTTATGTTTTAGATGAAAATTATGAGTGGCAACCAGCAACTGAAAATACAGAGAAGTAATGGCCGAGGAAACAACAGGCGTGAGAATCACTCAAAATGCCATCTACGCCAAGCAACTTGAACATGGAGAAACTCTTATAAAGATTCTCGAAAAGTTAGATCACCTAGATGATGTCCCAGACAGACTTCGAGAGGTCGAGCTTACTTTGGCACGCTTAGCCTGGATCGAGAAAATTGCTTACACCGGTTTGTCTGCAGCATTGGTTTCAATAATTGGTCTAATAATTAGCATGATAGGAATGTAATGAGCTTTAGAGATGACTTCACAATAGACGCTGGTGCAAAGCTAGTTAGAACTTTTGTTTACAAAGATAGCGATGGAGATGTTGTCAACCTAACCGGATACACAGCAGCGGTGCAGGTCAGACGCTCGACCTTTGGGCCTCTAGTAGTTGCATCTATTCCGACTATTCATCCTTCGACTTATTTGATTACTCTCACCTTTACTCCAGAGCAAACTGCAGCACTTCGAGATTCAAACTATGTTTATGCCTTGCAAGTTTCTAATAGCTCAACCGGGGATGTTGCCGTAGTTGCTAACGGAGTCCTGACAATCAACCAGGCAATCGTAAGATAATGAGACTTCCGTTCAACAAGCCAATTCCTAAAGTGACCTATGGCTTCGGATGGAGGGTGCATCCTATAGAGAACATTAGGAAGCACCATAACGGCGTTGATTACGCGTCTGCAATTGGAACTAATGTTTACGCTGTAGCCGATGGCAAAGTTATCTTCTCCGGCCCATCGAGCATCAAAGGATTTAACGGCGAACCTGGTGGCGGTGGATACATCATCAAGCTTCGACACAAGGTTGAAGGTAAGTGGATTACCTCAAGCTACATGCACCTCAACAAAGGCTCTCTAAAAGTAAGCAAGGGCGAGACCGTCATCGAAGGCCAACTAATTGCTAAGTCTGGAAACTCTGGAGCTTCGACTGGGCCGCACCTGCACTTCGAGATTCAAAACGGCAAGGACTATGTCTGGAGCCTAACCGGAGCTCGATATGAAGAGCCAATCAGCTACATCAAAACTAGGAGCACAAAGTGAAAGCATTTATTGAAAAGCTAAAGAACGAAGAAACTATCAAGCAACTAAAGGCAGCTCTTTGGTCCTACCTTCGCGCTGCAATTGCTTCGGTCGGAGCGATGCTTCTAGCGGGAGTCGAAGATCCTGGCAAGATTACAATGTCCGCATTACTAGGTGGAATACTTGGGCCTCTTATCAAAGCTTTAGATCCTAACCAGGACGAATACGGAATCGGCGCAAAAGTCGAGGACGCGCTAAAGCCCGAAAAGTAGATTAGACACCCCGGAACCGTCCCTGTAATGCTTCGGCATAGATCACACGGCCGGGGTTTTGTCTTAGCTACTTACTAGAATCGCAACATGACCATCACAGAAAAGATTGAAGCTTTAGGCTTCGGAAGGTACTTGGGCACCTTTGAGCCCAACTCAGCCGAA